TTCAGCAAGCACAGCACGACCGACGACGGGCTCCAGTCCTGGTGCAAGGCTTGTCACGCCGGGAGGCGCGCAGAGCTGAAGGCCCAGCGTGAGGCTGAGGAAAAGAAAGAGCGCGCCGCTGCTAACCGCTCTGCGGCGCAGAAAAAGCGCTGGCAGAAAGAGAAGGCCGAGAAGCAGGAGCCAGGGCCTCGGGACGAGACCGTCACGGTCAAGGGCAAGCGCGTGAGCATCAAGCACAGCCGCGCCGCCGACCCGGTCAATAGCCCGGACCACTACCGCACCGGCGGGATCGAGTGCATCGACGCCATGGTGCAGGTCTTCGGGGACGAGGCCGTGCGCACCTACGCCAGGATCAATGCCTTCAAGTACATCTGGCGCCACCAGTACAAAGGCAAGCCCGAGGAGGATCTGGCGAAGGCCGCCTGGTACACCCGCTTCGCCAACGGCGACGACCCGCGGAAGGAGGACAAGCAATGATCCCGACCGATGAAGAGCTCCGCGCTCACTATGCCGGCATGGCCATGCAGGCGCTGGTCGAGAAGGCCGCGCTCGCCGACTGGTCCATGAGCCCGCGGGACACGGCATACCGCATTTCTAAAACCGCGTTTGAAATAGGACGCATGATGGTAATCGTGCGCAAGGAGACCGAGAAGGAGTTCGCCCGATGAGCGACATCGACAAGCTGTGCGCAGACTGGCTGCGCGCGAAGGAAGAAGAGGCCCTGGCAGTCGCCCGGCGCCGCGGCCTGGAGGACGAGCTCCACGAGCTCCTCGCCAACGCCTCGGGCAACGGCGACGCCCAGGGCACCCGGGCGACGGCACGTCACAAGATCCGCGTGACCGAGCGCCTGAACCGCCGCATCGACGCCGACCTCCTGCAGGAGATCGCGGCCGAGCACGGCGTGACCGAGCACCTGGGCTCCCTCTTCCGCTGGAAGCCGGAGCTCAACGTGAAGGCCTGGAGCCAGGCCGACGCGAGCATCACCCTGCCCCTGTCTGGGGCTATCACCACCAAACCTGGACGTCCGTCCTTTTCCATCGAGGAGCTCTAACCATGGCACAACTACCGCAGGCTTTTTCCGCAGCTGAGCTGCCCCAGTCTGACCGCAGCTACGACCCCATCCCGGAAGGGTGGTACGACGTCGAGATCAAGGGCGCCGAGCTGCGCACCACGAAGGCCGGCACGGGCCAGTACATCGCCGTGCGCTACGACGTCACTGGCCCGACCCACGCCGGGCGCGTGGTGTACGGGAACCTCAACGTGAGCAACCCCAACCCCAAGGCGGAAGAGATCGGCCGCCAGCAGATGGGCGAGCTCATGCGCTCCATCGGGCTGCCCGTGCTCCAGGACACTGACCAGTTGGTCGGTGGCCGCCTGTCGATCAAGGTCTCGATCCGCAAGAGCGAGCAGTATGGCGACAGCAACGACGTCAAGGGCTTCAAGGCCGTAGTCGGCGGCGCCGCACCGGCAGTCGCCGCGCCTTCCGCGCCTGCACCCCAACCCGCCGCAGCCCCTGCCCCGGCAGCTGGCTCGGCTCCGCCCTGGGCCCAGCGGGCATGAAGATCCCGCCCCCGCAACACACCATCGCAGCGCTCGTGGACAAGCACCACGAGTCGCTGCAGGAGGGGCCTCGGCCCCACCTGGGGGCGTCTCAGCTCGGGCATCACTGTGAACGCTGGCTTTGGCTCAACTTCCGTTGGGCCATCGCCGAGCGTTTCTCGGGGCGCATGCTCAGGCTGTTCCGCCGCGGGCAGATGGAGGAGGACACCATCATCGCCGACCTGGAGGCCATCGGGATTCAGTTTGAGTCCACCCAGGCGCGGGTGAAGTTCGGCTGCCACGTCTCCGGCTCCGCCGATGGCGTGATCCGGGAGGGCGTGCCTGGGGCCGAGAAGAAGCGCCACGTCGCCGAGTTCAAGACCCACAACAAGGCCTCGTTCAACGCCCTGGAGAAGAATGGCGTGCAGGAGTCCAAGCCGCAGCACTGGGCCCAGATGCAGGTCTACATGCTCGGCCTGGGGATCGACCGCGCGCTCTACGTCGCCGTCTGCAAGGATGACGACCGGCTATACACCGAGCGCGTGCGCCTCGATGCGGACAAGGCCCAGGCCCTGGTGAAGAAGGGCAAGCGCATTGCTCTCGCATGGCGCATGCCGCCGCCCATCTCAAAGGATCCGACCCACTGGCAATGCAAGATGTGCCCAGCCCACGGCTTCTGCCACGGCGACGACGAGCCTCGGCAGAACTGCCGCACCTGCGCTCACTCGGCGCCGACCGATCACTCGACCTGGGTGTGCTCGCTCCACGGGCACGGCGAGATCCCGGTGGACTTCCAGCACGAGGGCTGCGGTGACTACTGGCAACTTGAGGACCTGCACAAGGAGCACCGTTGATGCTTAGAAACTATCAAAAGTTCGCAATCGATTTACTCTATCAATGGTTCCGGGATAACCCCTTGGGGAACCCGATACTGGAGCTCCCGACCGGGTCCGGTAAGAGCTGGATCGTGGCCCAGCTGTGCCGGGACGCGCTCGACAACTGGCCCGAGACCCGGGTGCTCATGCTCACGCACCAGAAGGAGCTCATCGAGCAGAACGCCGAGAAGCTGCGCCTGGTCTGGCCCGACGCCCCCATGGGGATCTACAGCGCCGGGCTCAAGCAGCGGGATATCGACGCCATCACCTTCGCCGGGATCCAGTCCGTGCGCGACCGTGCGCCCGACCTAGGGCACATCGACGTCGCCATAATCGACGAATGTCATCTCGCGAACAACGACCCCAGGGGCGGCTACAGGAAGCTCCTGGGGGCCCTGGCTGAGATCAACCCGGCACTGCGCGTGATCGGGCTCACGGCGACGCCCTACCGCCTCGGCCAGGGCTACCTGACCGAGGGCAAGGACGCGCTCTTCGACGACATCCTCCGGCCCACGACCATCGAGGGCCTGGTCCATGACGGGTTCCTGGCCCCGCTCCGGAGCAAGGCCACCGAGCTCAAGCTGGACGTCACCGGGGTGAAGAAGACCGCCGGGGAGTTCAACGCCAAGGAGCTGGAGGCCCGGGTCAACACCGACCTCAACAACTATGAAGCCGTGCGCGAGATCCTCAAGATCGCCGACGCCACGGGGCGGAAGTCGGTCATTGTCTTCTGCGCCGGGGTCGAGCATGCCCACAGCGTCGCCGATATGTTCAACGAGCTCGGGCAGCGCGTGGGCACGATCGTGGGCACCACCCCGCCAGAGACCCGGGCGAGGATCATCGAGCTCTTCCGCTCTGGCGAGCTGCGCTTCGTGACCAACGCCAACGTCCTGACCACGGGCTTCGATGCCCCGGGGGTCGATATCGTCGCCCTCCTGCGGCCGACTATGTCGCCCACGCTGTACGTCCAGATGGTAGGCCGCGGCATGCGCGTTGCCGATGGCAAGGAGGACTGCCTGGTCCTGGACTTCGCCGGCAACGTGGCCAACCACGGTCCCATCACCGCCGTGGAGCCGAACAGGAAGGGCGGCGGCGGGAAGCCCACGAAGACCTGCCCCGAGTGCGATGAGATCATGGGCGCGGCCAGCAAGACCTGCCCGCACTGCGGCCACGAGTACCCCGAGAAGGAGCGCGAGGAGAAAGACCCGAACTGGGCCCTGGGCGACGAGGACATCATGGGCGCCGGGCGTAAGCAGCGGAAGCTCCGGGGTTGGGTCTGGCGCCGGCACATCAGCAAGGCCTCGGGTAAGGAGATGGTCAAGGTCAGCTACTACGGGGAGAACCTGTCCGACCAGGCCGTCACCGAGTACCTGCCCGTGCTGCATGAGGGCTATGCCCGGGACAAGGCCTGGAGCCTCCTGACCCAGATCGCCGAGCGCTCTGGCGCCTACCTGGGCGCGATCCACGACCTCGACGACCTGTGCGTGGAGATGAACGGCAGCAAGCCCCCGCAGCGCATCGAGTTCGTGAAGAGCGGGAAGTTCTTTGAGGTGAAGCGGAGGATCTGGGATGCGGACATGGAAGAGCTTGCTGTCGCATCGTGACGACAAGCGCTACGTCAAGATCATCGTGGACGGCTTCCCCGGCCCCGTGCGCGGCGCGCTTATGCGTGGCTGGGCCCAGGCCTGGGAGGCTGGGGAAGCCGCTGAGCCGGCTCCTGTGAAGCGAGAGAACGCCGGCCGCCGCGCCGCAAACACTTGGATCAGAGAGGAGGCCCTGGCCTTGAGATTTGCAGAACCCGAGGACGTGAAGCATTGGCGCGAGGCGAAGCACCGGCATGCACCGGCGTGCTGCCACACCTGCGAGCACTACGACCAGGACGGGCATTGTTCAATTTTTGACCAGCAACCGCCCGAGGATTTTGCGGCCATGATCGGCGCTTGCGATCAATGGGAAGAGGAAATACCATTTTGACCGTGACACGGGGGTCACATTCGTTTGCTAAAACATGGGCTTACGCGGGGCAAAGGGTCAGGGGGATCCATTGCCAGAGCTTCGTTTGTGCGTCGAATGCAAGCAAAAGTTCCCGCTCGACCACTTCTACCAGGATAAGCAGAAGGGGCTCTACAGGCGTGCCTGCAAGCCTTGCGAGTTCAAGCGCAAGAAGCGCCTGCACTCCGAGGATCCGACCCCGGAGCGTTTCCTGGGCTATCGGTGGAGCAAGCTGTGCCAAGTGCGCAGGCGCCGCGGGGTCTATGTGCAGAAGTCCCTGGTCGGATCCGCCGGCATCCCTTTCCTGATGAAACTCTGGGAGAAGCAGCGCGGGCGCTGCGCCCTGACCGGGCTGCCCATGACCTGGCAGATCGCCACCCGGGAAGACATCGCCAGCGGCTATGGCCTCGGGCGGAACGTGAGCGTCGACCGGATCGACAACGCTCGGGGCTATGTGAAAGGCAACATCCGCCTGATCTGCAGCCAGCTGAACTACATGCGCGGCAGCCTGGGCGACAATGATTTCATTCTATGGTGCGAGCTGGTGGTGCGGCACAACGGGCCGCCGCCGATCGGCTTTGAGAAGGAGAGAGAGCATGCTCAAGCAATGGCCGGAAACGATGAAGACGCTGGCGAGGTGCCAAGACGTGTGGGCTGAGGTGGTGCCTGGCTACGGCGAGCACGCCGTGCGCCTGACCATGAGCGACGGCGCCAGGAGCCTCAGCGACGTGTTTATCGTGAAGAATGAGATCGACCTGAACCGGGCCGCGAACAGCCTCATGCGGCGGCTAGTCGCGCTCGGGACGCCCGAGAAGCCACAGGGCTAGGGCTAGGAAGGGCGCGGCCATGATCAGCCCTGGGAGCAGGGCTACGGCGCCCAGGAGCAGCAGGGCGATGATGAACCAGTTCTCTGCGCTATTCATCGCCGTCTGCCCTCCGGGGTACGGTCGCCAGGCTGGGGCTGTCGTCGAGGAGGCTGCGCACCATCCGCCGCGCCTTCCTGATTAGCGCGGGGTCGCTGCTGATGATCGTGAGCGTGGCGCTGAAGTCACCGTCATCATCGCCGTCTAGGTCTTCTCGCCATTCCACTGAAAGCATCTCCTGCCCCCTCACTTGAGCTTGGCAACCTGGCGGTAGATGCTCTCAGCGGTCTTGGTCGCTGACTGCTTCACCGTCCAGGGACACTCCCCTGACTCATCTTCGCTCCAACGGTGGCAGTCGTCCAGCAGGTGACCTAAAAGTTCATCCTTTGGGTCGATGTAGATGACGAGCGGATCCTCCCCGAGCACGGTCGGGGTGGGCGCTCCCCTGGCTTCACGCCAGCGGAAGAAGACCTTCGATAGCTTCAAAGCATTTTTAGGATACTTGCGTGGCCGGCCGGGTCCAGGCATGAAGATCCTCCTCTCGCGATGGCAATGGCGCGCCCCGACCCTGCTCCTCGGTGTGCTGGTCGCAGAAGCCAGCAAACCAGGCGCAATGAAGGTACAGGCTACCTTTACCATGGGGGTTGTCATCATCAAAGCCCCCCAGCAGGTAGGCGGTGCGCCCGGCGTTGTAGGCCTTCTGCCAGGCCTGCTCCTTGAGTGTCTTCATCAATCCATGCTCCCGAACTGGGTCACATCATGTTCGTGATGATCGACGTCAGGGCCACGGCGAACGACCCGAGAACGAAGGCCAAGAGGATCCGGTCGATGAGTCGGTTTGGATCCATTGATCGAGCGCTCCATGTCAGCCAGAAGCCCTAGGGTCTCAGTTACGACTCGGGCCGTGAAGCCGTTTCGGTTGAGCTCCCGCAGGAGCACCAGATTCTTGCGGATCTCGGGGATC